ATTGGGTTCTCCGTGTTGGTTGGCTGTAGGAGACACACAGGCACGGGCAGTTATCCGGGCTTTCATCGGCTTAACCATGTGTCTCTCTACAAGTGAGGGTTTTTGCTTAGCCCAGCGGTCTCACCTGGACACCAGCGGTATCCATAGCGGACTGCATGGCCTCTGGGCTTGCGGTAGCCTGAGCGGCCACCCCAGCGCCGATACCTTGAGCAGCCGCTGAGCCACCGTCTGCGATCATCTGCTTGGCCTGAGCCTGAGCCTTGTCCTGTTCGGTGAGCAGGAGGCCAGCCGTATCGAGACCCAAGGCGTTCGCAATGCGAATCTTGAGGTTCGAGGTGTTCAGGTCGGGGTCCTGCATCTGACTGATCGGGATGATGGCGTTGACAAAGTTGGTCAACTTGTCGAGGTCCTGTCCGCGACCCAGGGCTTCCATGCCAGTGCTCACAGTCGGCTCAATGGCCTCACGAGGCAGGTCTGGGATCATGGAGGTGGCCTGGAGTTGGACCAGGAGGACCCGGACGATAGGGAGCTGGAGTTCCTGGGAGAGGATCGAATAGACCCCACCCAAGGTGTCCTCAAGCTCACCGGCCACATAGCGAATCTCTTCGGCTGTGACCCGTTCGCCAGTCCTTTGGACCGCTGAGTTCAGCATGAAGCAGTACGACAGGCGTGCCTCAATGGCATCAGCCACGTTCTTAGCGACACTGAAATCAGCAGACTTTTCGAGCTGTAGGAACTCGATGTCCTGCTTACGCCCAGGCACAAAGTCGCCGGTCTGCGCCTTCACAAGGCGACGAACCTGAGTGATCCCGTTGGGGTTCACCATGCCGACGATCTTTGAGCTAATCATTGCGAACTTCACAATGGACTCAGTGAGGTTCTCCAGGGACCTGAGGTCGCCCAGGTACTCCTCACAATGGGAGCGACCGTAGTGCTCACCGTCCATCTTGACGTAGCGCACAGGAATCCACGGGCACCCAGTCGCAGGGTATTGACCGTCAGTTCCTTCGACTTCCTTACCGTCGATCTCCTGGTAGCTGAGGTAGTCACCAGATTCGTCATCCAGGTACACATGGGTGTAAACCTCGATCTCCTCATCTGGTTCATGCTCGCCGTCCAGGCTGTTCCGAACGTCCTCTGGGAGGGCCGCATAGGCCACTCGGTCCATTGTGATGACCTGTAGGATGTTCCCAAAGGGGTCACGCTGGCAGACGTACTGGGACAGCTTGTAGAGCTTCGGAGGGTTGAACTTACCGTCCTCTGGCTCAGCAATGTAGAGCAGGCAGTTACCCGCTACGATCAACTGCTTGAGGGCCTCAAAGAAGGTCGGACGGTAGCTGTTAGCTTCCATGAAGGACATCAGGATTCGCTCGACCATCGACAGCCCTTCGTCCACCTTGGCGAGGCCTTGGGGGTCATTGAGGAGCTGCTTGGCTTGGAACTCTGAGATGGTTAAGCGCATCCAGGGCGCTAAAGGGAAAAGGGCAAGCATCAGTTTCGATGCGAGGTTGTTAAGACCACGAGCGCCTACGGCTTGCCACGGGGTTGTATAGTCGGTGGAGGCGTTATCGGACGCCTTAGGGAACAAGGCTGGGATCGTGTACTTGGCACAGTTCTCAGCCCTGGTCTCATACGGTGCGCGGTCAGCGACCAACTTGTCGTATGTTGCTTTTGCACCGTTAGCGCCGAAGCCTGTACGAGCTTCAGCCACGGTAGCGCCTCCTTAGATGTTCAGACCACTGCCAGCCGAGCGAGCTACGGACAATCCGCGCTTACCACGGGCACGAGCGGCCTTCTTGGCGCTCTCAGTGGCCTTGTCGTCCTCCGAGGCATCCTCCTTAGGCGCCTCTACCACAGCCGCTGGGGTTGGTGCTGGGGTTGGTGTCTGAGCGGGCTCCACTGGGGCAGCCTTAGGCTTCTCGTTGTCGATCCCCAGGACCGCACCTGCTGCACCACCGGCTACCTTGCCGACTGCGCTGGTGACTTTCTTTACTGCCTTCTTAATCTTCTTGCCCATTTGGACTCCTTGGCGTAAGCCTTCTGTAATTAAGTTCGTATTTCCCTATGCCGATCCGGCGTGTGTACGCAACGATGTCCAGTTGCTCAAAGTGAGCAGCCTTGACGATGCCCCTGAAGATGGCGGCTCCAAGCCCACCACGAGCCTCAGGGCAGACGTACATCCACTGGACGCCTGCTACAGGACCCACATTGCTATCAAAGTCCTCTACGACCACTGCGTAGCCCACGAGACGGCCTGAGGCATCCCTTGCGGTGATCTCCCATCGGTCGTTCTCTTCGGTGCTCTTAATGAGTCGTAGGGCTGCCCTGTCAGGCGGGACTGACCAGGACATCTCAGGGGTCTCCTGGATGACCTTAGGGATCAGTTCTTTACCAAGCATCTCTTCCCCTTCCTCCCGGAAGTGGAGCATTACGTCACACACCTTTGGCCTTCTTGCTGAGGCTCTTACGGACAGCAGTACCGCTCATTGCGGACTTCTTGAGCTTGGTGCTGGTTGCTTGGGACAATGCACTGGGTGTCTCCGAGGAGGACTCCTCATCGTCCTTCTCAAGGTCGATCTTGGTGATCTGCTTGGTGCTATCGTCGTTGGTATCATCATCCTTTCCGTCCGAACCGAACTCGACTCCCTTAGGGGACTCTTCCAGTACAGGCGTAGGGGCAGGGATGTTGCTGCTGACCTTTGGGGTTTTAACCTTGCTGCTAAAGCACATGGCCTCTCCTTTAGGTAATTTGTTGATCCTCCAGTCGTTGCTCCTGGGCGATGACCATCTGTTCAACGATCTCGCAGGCAGCATTGACACCCTCAATGAACCCGAGGATTGCTTGCTCAGAGAATCCAGCCTTACGTAGGTCATCGAGCACACCTAAACGCATCATGTAGGCTGGGTTAAGGCGGGCATAAAGGAACTCAGCGGAGGCATTAGGAATCGCTGGGATGTCCTCTGGGTTCTCCAGGTGATACTTGAGAGCGGGTAGCATTGAGCCTCCTTACGAGGGCCTAAAAGGCTGATCTTTAAGTATTAGCTTTAAGGCCCCCTTCGCTTAAAGTGAGGGTTTTTGTTTGAGAGCCTGTTTTAGGCAGGCAGGACTTCCCGTTGACGGCCTTTAGGCAGCCAAGGGATGGGTCGTTTGGTCTCCCAGCAGAAGTCCTCGTTACGCAGGATGCGAGCGACCTGAGCCTGGGCAATGAGCTGCTCCTCGGTCATACCCTGGCGCTTGGCGAGGGAGACGATGCAGTCCCACTTGGATGGGGTGTACTCAGGGCCAGCACCATTCAGTTCAGGCCATTCAGCCCTGGTGCAGCTTGTCCAGTAGGCCACCTGCTCGCCCTTCCTTGGGCCGGACTTGAGGGTCTTGTAGGCCTGATAGAAGAAAGTTGGGTCATCCAGCCATTCTAATAGAGGCACTCCATCGACCTGCTCACCGACCCCAGGGATTCCCCCGTAGCCATCCGTGGTGTCCCCTTTGATCGTCTGGTACATATGCCACTTGTTGGCATCAGCCACCGTATTGGTGACCACCTTGTTCGGAGTGAGCCAATAGAAGCGCCCTGGGATCGTGTTGAAGTCCTTATCGCAGGACACAGGGATCGCTTCGTCCACCTCCAGGTACTCAGGGTTCGTCGCCAGAATGCCGATCACATCGTCCCCTTCCAGGCCATCCCAGCGGAATGTCCGGTAGTAGGTCTCGGTGTCGTTGAGCAGCTCCTCCAGGAGCACTGGGTAGCCCACTGGCTTACGCTTGCCCTTACGGTTGGCCTTGTAGGTCTCCAGGACCTGCTTGCGCCAGTTGTCCGCACCGTTGGCAGTCGAGAAGACCATCACCAGCTCGGCATCGTGGAACTCCTTGAGGCGCTCACGGATGCCATTGATGGTGGCCTTTAGGATTGAGCGAGCCTTATTGTGGTCGCATTGGAGGGACCAGATGTCGTCCCCCCAGTCCACCTCCTCCTCGGAGGCAGACATAGCGGAGAACAGCAGGTAGTCACCATCCAGGAGCAGGGCAATACGCTTACTCTGCTTGGACATCAGCTACCTCCTTCTGACCTCTCTGTGCGCGGGTCTTGCGGTTAGCTTTGGGTTGCTCCAGTTCGTCAACCACGATCACGTCTACCTTCAGGCCCTCGAAGAGGCGACCCTCCAGGCCACAGCGGCCATTGCGACCACGGGCCTTGATGCAGTGGTCCACCGAGTGGCGAGCCTCACCGTCGATAAGGCTGATTGCGGTTGCTTTACATACAGTTGCCTTGCCGTCCAAGGCGAAGTGCTTGCAGTCCTTGCAGAGATTCATACGATCCTCCCAAAGTGTTTAAGAAGGCGGACACCACGGGCAGTGACAGTCCACACCCCGGCGTTAATTCCACAGCCGTTAAGGCACGTCAGGTGGCCCCGAGAGGCCGCTTCCGCGATCTCCGAGGCATGTTCCCTGGCGTAATTCGATTTGAAGGTTTTGGGCTCCATCTTCACGGTGAAAAGGAGCTTCAGGTATTTATCCACGGGCTTTAACCCCCGTGGTGAACGGTGAGAAGTTCTTAAATTGAGACTTCGGATCCTCGACGAGGATCAACTGGCGCATCTGCTTAACGCTGTCCTTAACGAGGAACTGGATGAGACCCTCAAGGTCACCCTCAGCGTGCAACTTCAGGATGTGAGCAGCGCCTGGGTGTTTTGCCTTATTGGCTGCCAGTCGAGCGACCCAGTGCTGCATCTCAGTCAGGTCCTCCTCACTGAAGACAACACGGAAGTTGAACGACACGTTTACATCGAACGATTTGGACATAGGGTCCTCCCTGGATTAGTGGCAGTCCTTCCACGTACCGCCGACCTTTGCTTCGGTGTCGAGCTGGCAACGGAATGAGAAGAGTTGTTGAACATTGCGCATGGCCTGCTGGCCTGCTTCGGTGATGATCTGAGCGATCTGAGGGGTTCTTGCTGCTACCTGAACCTCGTCATGGACCCAGGCCATGTAGCAGAAGTCCCCGTCCCATCCGTGGACCAATCCGTGCTCTTCCATGAGCAGGCGCTCCAGCTCGACCACCCAGGCTTTGCAGACAAGGGCACCGGCTGATTGCAGGAGGGTATTGAGGGCACTGTGAGGCGAGCGAACGTGGACCTTGCGACCATCGAGTCCCTTGATGTATCGCCGCTTCCACTTGATGTCGAACTTCTTGAGGGCCTGGTTCCACTTCTGAGATTCCAGCAGTGACTCCTCCAGGGCTGTCCGTAGCCCAGAGATAGCTGGGGTGTTCTCAAGGAAGGCCTGTTTCAGTGCCTTGCCTTCAGTCTTACCGCCTCCCACAAAGCCACCGACCTTCTCGTCACCTGCCCCATAAAGGAAGGCGTAGATGAACGTCTTAGCGATGGCCCTGCGAGCCTCGTGGTACTCGTTATGCTTGTCCCGAGGTTCGTTCGGGCAGATGCCAGCAGCGATCCCGTTGACCCAGTGGATGTCCCCATTGAGGACAGTCTCTGCGTACTGACCACCATCGAAGGGAACCCCGAAGTGGCCCAGGCAGCGCAGCTCAAGGCCCGAGGCGTCGATACCCACCTGGACAGCTTCCTGCCATCCTGGGAGGTGTCTCGCGTAGATCGCCCCGAAGAGGTCACGGCACTCTGGTCCATAGGGAGCCGTGGAGCTGGGCACTTGGCCCATGTTGGGGAATGCGTGGGTTGCACGCCCTGTTACAGCCCCATTGGGGTTCACAGAGCCGTGCATGAAGCCATCCTTGCCGACCAGACGCAGCCATGCGTTGTCGCCTTCCGCCAACTGACCAATCCGCTTCTGGATCATCAGGTACTCACGGACCAGCTCGATTGCCGCTTGAGCTTTGGGGTCCGCTACGGTCACACCCTCAAGAACCTCATCGTCCACCTTCGGAGCACCACCTTCGGTGAACTCCGTGGGGACCCAGCCCGCATCCTTGAGGACCTTGATGAGGTGAGGGCGACTCGCTGGGTTGAACGTGATGTGTTCAATAGGGGTATAGGGAGCCCCCGCGAAGGTCTCGCGCTTATCCTTGCGCTTCTTCGAGCCCTCTCCTACCCACACTTGGCCGACCTTTGGGTACTTGACCCGAGGGTACTTCTCCAGTGGTTTACCCGTCCGTGGGTGTAAGAACAGCTCTGTGCCTCCCTTTGGCTGATACCAAGACCCGAAGGTACGGATCAGCCTAATCAGGAGGTCTGATCGCTTCCCTGCGAGTTCAATGAACAGCTTCTCGGCTGCCTTCTCGTTGAAGGGAAAGCCATTGCGTTCCATCTGGGCCAGCGTCCAGGCACATTCATGCTCCAGACGCACAGCCAGCATTGCGTCCCAAGCTCCCCCATCCTTAGGGAAGTAGTAAGGGTCACTGATGATTTTCTCCATCAGCAGAGTGGTTACGTGAACGTCCTGCTCGCAGTAGTCCAGCATCTCCTCGGTGAATACCGCCCAGGCGTCCTCCTGTTCTCCATAGGAGCCTTTGAGGACACCGAGGCGATAACCCCAGGCCTTCAAGGAGTGGGAGCCAAAGAGCTTCCCAGGGAGCTTCCCTGAGCGCAGTAAGGCCCCATCACGGTCCTTGATGTTGGCGAAGAGAAGACGTGAGGCTACGAGGGTGTCGAAGACTTTCTTGCGGGGGATGTTCAGGCGCTTGCCGGTCAGGGCTCGCTTGAGTTTGTCGAGTGCTGCGTGGTCGTACTTGATACCGTTGTGGAAGACAATCAGGCCATCCGGCTTAGCTGCTTCCTCCTCCAGGGCCTTGATGTAGGCCGCGAAGTCATTAGGTCGAAACTTTTTGACCTCCCCTGTGTGGAAGTCACGGGTTACGCCACAGTGAAACTTAGAGACATCCTCAAGGAGTCCATCCGTCTCAATGTCAGAGACGATCATGGTGCATCTCCTTGTTCGTGTTAATCAGAAGTCCTTTTCGTCGTCCTCATCCTCTTCCTGGCCTTCCCATCCCGAGGAGCCACCATCCGGGGTCCATCCCATAGGCATCACCTCAAGCCAGCCGGTTTCCTTGTTGTATTTCATGTAGCCAGCCACACCGGTCTCGCCAGTGAAGCGGCACTTGAGGACACGGAACTGGACGATGTTCGGGGTTGGGCCTTGCTGATTCCGTTCAGCGGCGATGATGGTGTCCGAGAGTTGCCGTAGTGCCCCAGAGCCCCTCAGGTCTGTCACCTTGATAGGTCGGCCTTCCTCGTGGGGAGTGCCCTTCTCTGGGTTCTTCAGGTGGCAGATAGGCACCACCAGGACATCGTTAGTCTTCGCAAAGGTCTTCAACTTGGTCATTAAGCGGTCGATGGTCTTCCGCTCATCCGAGTTGTCCTCCATGCCCGACACCACGATGCTGATGTGGTCCAGGACGATCACCTTGCAGCCCTGGGCTTTCACCATGTAGTGCAGCTTGGCGATCAAGCGTTCCTCTACGGATTCCGCGAAGGAGTCATAGAGAAACAGCCGGTCAGACTCAAAGATCGCATCGAAGGCAGCATCGAACTGCTCCTCCGTGGTTGCCTCTGGGTTCTGCCGGTAGCGGGTCTTAAGGTGCAGCCCTACGATGTCCTGGACGGTCTCCTCTACGGCCTCCTCCAGCATCGCAACACCCACGTTGATGCCCTGGTTGTGGAACCAGTTGTAGGTGTTCTGGCGCACAAAGGTGCTCTTCCCTGAGCCGGACCCAGAGGTCACGAGGAGAACTTCCCCTGCCCTGGCATCCTTGGTCATCTCCCGCAGTTCCTGAGGAGCACTCAGGGGGATCGTTGGGGCGACCTTCCGTTCCTTTATGCGAGCCTTGAGGGACTTCGCTGAGACCACGCCATCGGGAACAAACGGTGAAGCGTTCCAGATAGCGTCCATAACGGCCTTTGACTGTCCGTCCAGGAGGCATTCGTTAGGGTCCTTGAGGGGAAGCACAGCGATCTTCATCTTCCCTGCTGGTCCTACCTCGGCGGCTTCCTGCGCTGCCAGTCGTCCAGGGTCATCCATGTCGAACATGAGGATGATCTCGTCAAACTGGTCGAGGTATTCGTAGTTCGCTGCGATTGCGCCCTTGGCCGACTTAGCGCCCTGTGGGAGCGAGACGACCGGGTATTTTCCTCCTTGAATCTGAGCGACAGTCAGGCAGTCGATCTCACCTTCCGTGATGACGATCTTCTTGCCCCCATTCCATAGGTGTCGCCCGAAGAGCAGCTCCTTGCTCATCTCACCGCGCGCCTTGAAGTTCTTGTCCTTGTCGCGCAGCTTTTGACCAACGAGGGTTCCATCCTCGCTGTAGTAGTTTGCAATCTGGTAGGTCACACCATTGAGTTTGCCTACCCAGTAGCCGTACTTCCGGCAGATGTCCGAGAGCAGCCCACGGGATGGCAAATCGGTGTAACGACCCTGGCTCTTACCGAACTCCAGGCAACCATCAGCAACCTTGGCAGGACGCCGAGTGGACCCCTCTGAGCCATCTCCAGGGACCCGAGTGTCACAAGCAAAACACCACTGGTGACCATCTGTGTACATAGAGTTCGCATCAGAGGACCCACAGTTCTCACATGGGACATGGTAGAGAAACTCACTTTCGGTCTGGTCGAGGTCAGAATGGGCCATCGTCGCCACCAACTGGTGCCGTGTTGACGATCTCGCCGGTAGCTCGGCGTGGCACTAAGTCCAGGTACTTCTCGCGCATCCGGGCTGCTCGCTCAGGCTTGCAGTCCTCACGGACAGCCACGAGGCGACCCCAGTGGTGCTGACCAACAAAGCGGACACTTGCGTAGTCGATACCGTGGCGAACGTCCACGATGGCAAACTGATTGAGGTTGAAGTCAAACGAGTCGATGGCCTCAGTGACGCTTTCGCAGTCATAGACCACCACGTCGATGTCTACATGGGTCAACTTCACGCACCCCAGGATTCGATCCGAGGCTGCATGTCCGTAGAACCAATAGGTGCGGCCAGCAAGATTCGCTTCGGCCAGAAGGTCCGATACCTTCTCAAGGGATGTACCGGCTACCACAATGTCCACATCCTTCGGGCGAACCCCAAAGAAGATGTCACGGGCACATCCACCGGCAATAATCGCCTTAACGCCTCGACCCTGGAGGTACTCCAAAACGTCGAAGGCTTGCTGCAACACAGCGCGTGTAACCATGTTTTCACTCCAAAGTCAAGGACCTATAGGCGCACTTATGCCGCCCTTGAGTAGGGGTGACAGGTACGCCTTTAGGTATGGGTTGGGTTAAAGCCAGGAGGCCACGTCGAAGGACGGGCAGGCCTTATTGGGGTCGAGGTCTCGATGACCTACGATCTTGGCGGACGGGTAGTCCACTTTCAGTTTGTCCAGGAGTTCACGCAGGGTCTTGAACTGAGAATCGGTGAAGTTGTTCTCAGGGGCTCCAGTGGTATTGATCCCACCAACCAAGCAGACACCTACAGACTCGTAGTTGTGACCCTCTACGTGAGCACCAATGGTGTTTACCGGGCGACCAGTCTCCACAGTGCCATCACGGCGAATCACAAAGTGATACCCAATGTCCAGCCAGCCGCGCTGACGGTGCCATTGGCGAATCTCTCTCAGCCCAATGTCCATGCTGGGCTTAGTGGCCGCACAGTGGACCACGAGGTACTTCGTTACGGTTCGTTCCTTGAATTTCACTCCGGCCATCATGCGCCTCCTTTCGCAATCAAGATGCCCTCTGGGATAGCCTTGGGTTTCTCACGCAACCATGTAGCCGGGATCAACTTGTCCGCAAACTGGAAGCCATTCTTTTCGCACCACTCAGCGTATGAGGTCTTGGAGCCCTTATAGAGCTTCGACCTGGACGATGAGAAGACGAACCGGATGTCCAGCTCAGGGTGTTGCTCACGGATCAGCATGTGCTTGCGACGATCCTCCACATCGAAGATTCCTTTCGATTCGATGATGATGCCATTCCGCAGGATGAAGTCTGGGGTGTAGGTAGCCTCCCTGGCTGGGACCACGTACTTGAGCTTGTACTGCTCGAAGGCCACTGGGATACCAGCAGCCTCCAATTGGGCAGCAATCTTTTCCTCAAGGCCGGAACGGTAGGCTGTTACTGTGCCTGCGCCCTTTGCTCGGGCATACGCTCGGCTTCTGACGGTAGCCACTTAGAAGTCACCACCATCGTCATCGTCGTACCCGCTGCTGTCAGACCCCTCATGGTCGTCCCAGTCGGACTTATTGGAGCCTTCGGAGGCCTCAGAGACTTCATAGCCGTCCTCCTCCTGACCACCCCAATCGTCGCCACCGGCTGCGAACTCGACCAGCTTGGTCAGCATGAAGCTGTCCAGTTGGAGTTTCACAGAGGCACCGGCTACGTTGGACCAGCCGTATGCGAACAGGCTGAAACGGCACTTGCCCTCAGAGCCACCCGAGATGTTTGGCACCTTCTCGATGCGCTTGCCCTTGGCGTCCACCACCTTCAGGGGCTTCATAATGACCTCACCGTCACGCTCATAGCGGTCATACGACTGGAAGCGGAAGGTCACGGTGCCATCGTCGTTCTCAACGAAAGGCAGGTCGCCCTGGTAAGGAGCCTTAGGAGGCTTCTTGCCCTTAGGGACATTAGGTGGGTTCTTTTTGTACTCGGCCAGACGCTTGGCGTAGTCCGCCTCATACAGCGCAACGATCTTGTCGATCAGCGGCTGGGCCTTGGCTGTAGGAACTGTGAGGTTCACTTTGTACTTGCCTCGCTCAGTGGCGAAGCTACCTTGGCCGAAGTCAGCCTTAGCGATATAGCAGTAGGGCTCAACGACACCTACCGGAGTGAACAAGTATTCCTTCTTGGGTGCAGCACTCATTAGATTCTCCTTATCTTGAGCGTGGGATTAAGGCAGCGGTGGGTTCCGCTATAAGTGAGGGTTTTTAACTTGGGAACTTCGGCCAGTTGACCTTTGCGGCCTCTGTTTGCAGGTACTCACGGTTGATCTCCACGGCCATACGCTCCGAGGCGTTCTGGCGGATCAACTTGAAGGTGCCGTAGACCACAGGCTTGAACACCAGGGCCAGGAAGTCCTTGTCGAATCTCCAGCAGTCGTGCTTGTAGATGGCTACGGGGCGCTTGTTGCCTGTAAGGTCCTGCTTCTGGGCCAGTTCCAGCAAAGCGGCCTCTACGATCTCCTCCTGACGGGGAGTCATCAGGTAGTTGAACAAGGCACCGGCCATACCGGACGCTCGGGTCACGGAGTAGTTCTGGAGGTGCAGGTATCCATCTGGTTTGGCACGGGGCTTACCCTGCGCACGGTTCATATCAGCGGTACTCCTTTTTTGGGGTCTTGCCGCCCTTCCCACAGACCCAGATGGTCACGCAGGGGAACAGGTTCAGGCACAGACGTTTGTTGAACGATGAGTAGTGGGCACCGACCCACAGGGATCGCCAGTTGAACAACACACCGGCTTTCATTGGGTCACCACTGGGCGGACCCGCTCGACCTCACCGTATTCAGCCTCGGCTTGCTCCAAGGCCTTATCGAGGTCCTCAGCCCACACCGGGACCTCCTCCAGGTGGCCCTTGATGGTCACAGTGGCCTTGAACAGGCTCAAAACATCCTTGTTGGTGTTGCTCATAGGAACTCCTTGATCTGGTCGTACATGGCCTCAGGCTTGCCCCACTCGTTCACCACGAGGGCATCGAAGGGATGGGCCATAAGGGCGATGTCGGACTGATGGAAAGGCACTGTGTCCACCTCAGGGATGAACCAGTTGCGGACAATGCGGATCACACGGGCACCTGCGCTGAACAGGGCTGTGTACTCGTTGGGCAGGCGCATATCGGTGACCACAACGACATCCGTTTCGGGAGCCAGCAGGCCCAGATGGACCTCACCAAGGCCCTGGTCCAGCCAGTAGGACTGCTTGCCGAGATACTCACGGATGAACTCAGTGCCGTACTGCTGGAGGTGCCAGCGGAGGGACCGAGGGGCGGTCACGCTTTCACCCCACTTGGAGGCCTTCAGCCAAGCCTTGTAGTGGCTCTCAGGCAGCTCACGGAGGGACAGCAGGCCAATCGCATCGTCCTTCTGAGAGGTGTGCATCCGGCGCTCCAGCTCACGGGCCAGCTCTGGGATGGAACCTGCGAGGACCTGGGCGCATTCACGCTTTAGGGTGTCCGCAAAGGCCACTCGATGGACCTTCTTACCGTGGGCCTCGATGTGCTCGATTAGGGTGTCCTTGCCGGACTTCCCACGGATGCTATTGAGGGCGAGGATGGGCTTGTTCATGCACCCACCTCCACTGGGACTACCTTCGGCTCGATACGGCACACATTGGCCGGATCACGGAACACGTAGTGGGTCTCCATCTTGCGGGAGCGCGTGTTGTACTGCTGGTAGGCGACCTCAATGGTCTTCGGGAGAACCCGGTTGACCCAGCCCAGGGACATCAGCTTGCAGGAGCCTGCTTGGCAGAACACGACGTGCTCACCTGGAGTCAGGGCATCACCTTTAATGTCGTTGTGTGAATCAATCGTCATATCCAATTACCTCCTTGAAACGAGTCCAGATGAGTGCGGCCACAGGCCACTTGCCGGTATAGGGAGTCAGCTTCAGGCGACCCAGCCGAGTAACGGTCTGGCACAGGCCTTTAGTGACGATGAAGGTCGTACCGCAGGAGCGGCTGATGACGACCTTGTTGAAGGGCTTGGTGTGGACCAGCTTGATTTGGCGGTCCTGGCGGATCGTGAAGGCCAGCTTTGGGACTCCACGGTTGTGGTGCATGTAGAAAGTCGGTTTGGTTTCCATTCGGTCCTCCCTGGTGAATGTCGTCGCGGGTCGTTCCGCTACCAGTGAGGGTTTTTAAATTGACACCCAAAGCTAACTATTAGGATGCTAAGTATTCAGACAAACAAAAGGGCCGACCCAGTTAAGAGCCGACCCTTCTTGTGAAGCGTCAGGTAGTGACTATGCGCGTCTCTCAGCGGCCTCCTTAGCCTTGCGTGCCATCTTCTCCTCGTAGGTCTCGGTGAAGAAACGCTTATATTTCCTGGTGCAGTCGAGGTCCAAAGTGATAGCCATGAAGGCTACCGAGATGAACACACTAATGGCTACCCACTGTCCAAAGCTGACCCGCTCACCCCAGTGGTACAGCTCAGACAGGTACACAAGCCCTACGTATGCGAGGAACGCAGACCATCCGAGCACTTTCATTTTCATACCGCTTACTCCTTCGTCAGGGGGTCGCTAATACCCCGCCACCGGTTAAAACTGGGATGCCTCAGGCTCCCGTCCTTAAATCGCTCCATGAAGATCACCTCGACCGCCCAGCCCTCATACGGGTTCAGGGCATGAGGCTGCTCAGTAAGGGGCATTAGCCAGTTGTGGATGAAGGGGTCCTTGAAGTTTTCCTCCATGACCCGCTCAGTGAACTCATCCTTCTGGTCCTCTGTGAGGCCACAGGCGTTCACCACATGGCCGTCCTCAAGCTCCACCTCGAAGCCGATCACCTTGCCCTCGTTGGCTAAGCCTGGAGTACCCCATACGAGCCCAACGACCTTACCGTCGATGGTGTCCTCTGGCTTCATCTTCCACTGGCCGACCTTCTTGCCTCGCCTCCAGATGGCGTTAGGGTCCTTGAGGACCAAGCCTTCCTTACCGCTGGCTCTACGGGCCTCATAGACCCGCTGAAGCTCCTCCAGGGTGAACACGTCGATTGTCTCCATGACAGACCATTTGATCTGAGGGACGTGCTTTTGCAGCATGGCAGTGATCGCCTCGACGTGATACTTCATAACAGCGTGGGTGACATCGTGATCCTCACCGGACTCAATGACATCCAAGGGAACCACACCGAACACATGGACCTCGATGTCCTGGAGCGCCAGGAGAGGCCGAGGGTCCTTCTTGGTGATCTTGGTGCGCCGTAGGTTTCCCGCTGTGGTCTCCGCTGACTGCCCTGGGGTGATGATCTCAGCTTGCACCATAAACCCATCAGGATAGATGCAGCAGTCGTCCTGTAGAAGTTTCTCGAAGGACACATCGGAGGTCAAGTAGGCTGCCTGGAGGGCCGGTAGGTACTTACCAGCGCGGCTCAAGAATTCACCTACGGTAGCGATGTGCTGAGTCACCTGCCGACCCACCACGAGGTTCAACTGGACGCCATCCTCCTTGGTGTCAGCGATGAGGTAAGACTCTGCGAGGACCTTCTGGACGGCCTTTTCACTGTACGGCACAGGTTGGGCTGGATCGGTCTTCAGGATCACTTCTTGTACTGCCATTAATTCCACTCCTCCCGAGTTTGGCGTTTGGTCTTGTGCAGCTTGCCTTTGCGAACTTTAAGGCTCTGGTGCTCTTCAAAAGAGCGGCGTTCAGCAGCCCTTCTGGTCATCTTTTCGATGTTCATAAGAGAGAGTTCCTTTATGCGAATGCAAAATCAGATTCAAGAATGAGGCGGATGTCCAAGTCCCCGGACTTAGGCAGGGCTGGCATCTTTTCGAGCTGGGTTTCGTGTAGCTGGTCCATGAACTCCTCGCGGAACTCGGCCAGCACATCGTTGTTTTCGTAGGTTTCCACCATCGTTTCCCGGACAGCCTTGAACATCATTCCGGCATACGCTGGGATGGTCCCGAAGGAGTCATGGATGAGGGCGAAGAACCTGATCCCGTAGGAGCGATTGGCCTTCACTACGGTTTTCCGTAGGTGGCTGCCGTCCTGGGAGTGAACAAAGTTTGGGGAGACCCCTGCTTCCTGCTTGCGGGCATCCAATTCAGCCGAGTCCTTAACGACCACTGTGGCCTCCATGCGGTGAGTCCCCAGGAACATCAGGTCGATACGGCGCTTAACGGGCTTGAAGTATTCCTGCCAAACCGGGAACCCATCTGGGGTCGTCCAGCTAACAGGTAGGCAAGGCTTGAGGACCTCCTTGGTCTTCTTGTCGATCACTGGGGTTGCCAGGAGCTTGGCTGCCGATTGGAGCCAGTTCATAGCCTCCACAGCGGCCACCACTACGGTACTCACAGAGTCCCAGATGAGCTTCGCAAGGTAGCGAGCATATTGGCCCTGGTCGGTGAACATCGTGCCCTCCCCTGCATCCACAGCGGGCTTGATGATGTCCTCCAGGAGCTGGTCACTGAAGCCGTACTCCTTGGAACCGTAAGGCAGGGTCATCACGGAACGCTTAGTCACCTTCCTGGTAACACCGTACTCAAGCCAACCAGCAGCAAGGGTCTTGGTGCCCAGAATGAGGACATCACGAATCTCACCGGTCTTCTCGTTGGCCTTTGTGTCCGCTTTGTTCTCGGTGCCATTCTCGAAGTCAGCCTTGAGGCGCTTATTGACCTCATCAGCCACCAGCTTATAGATGTCCTGCACCTGTTCGCTTGGGACCAAGTTCACAGCGCGGCCACCCCGTTCATCCCTGAGCATTGCACTGAAGTGTTGAATCCCAGAGCAAGACCCGTCGAAGGCGATAGGCAGAGCGGACACATGGTTGATCCCATCCTTCTCGACGCCTGCCCACTCGAAGCAGAACGCCAGGAAGCAGAATGGGGAATCCTTGTCCATCCACCAAGTGCAGCCCAGAGGGTCAGCAGCACACGCCAGGATCATCTCCTTGTTGTCCTCGACCCACTTCAGGCGGTCGTTGAAGGACACCTTATCGACTCCCGCAGTGTTCGCCCCGTGAATGGCTAACCACTTGAGCCCTTCGGTCCCGATTGGAGCCCCTTCGGCTGCCATCAGGAGGCCTTTGGTCATGTCGTTGCCTTGAGGGTTGAACGCTGGGATTGCGTAAACCCGACCCCTCCAGTCCATGTTGTAGGGGAACCAGATGGCCTCATAGTCCTTGAACTTGTTGGCCTGCTCGATGATGAACTCGAAGCGCAGACGGCGGGAGGTCCGGGCGCGCTCACGGCGGTAGACCTTGGATGCCTCACGCTTCCATTGCTTGAGAACCATTTCATCATCGTCCATGTGGTCAAAGCGTTCCGGGAGAGGCTCACCGCTGAGCGATGGGAAGTCCTTGATCGGCACGTTTTGCCACAGGGCCAGCTCGTTGGCTACCTCCAGGACCTTCTTGTTGATGGTCCAGGCGGTCTCCTGGGCGAGATTAACGGCCTCATAGACCTCAGGCATGTCCACATCGCGGTAGCGCTCCAGGGCTCTACGGTTGCGCACACGGATGAAGTTCAGGGGCTTACGACCTCGTGCCCAGTAGCCGCCACCCTTGACCCCTGTCCACTTCTTGGGAGGGACCACGCAAGGCTGGTAGACCGGCGCGATGCCTGCAAGGTTGAAGGCCCGTTCGCCCATCTTCTTGACCCACTCAGGGTGCAGCTCAACGATCTCCTGGTCCCTTCTGGAGTCCCCTGCGTAGTCGCGGCGGACCACGATCAACTCGGTAGACTCGATGAGAATCTCCATGAGCTTGATGCCCACCTGGAAGCGCTTATCGTTCTCCGGGTTGGCCTCATCCTTCTCCCAGGCGATCCATTGGGAAGACAGTTTGCCGGTCTCAAGCATGTTCTTCTCGACGGCCTTGAGGTACTCCCTCTTGTAGAGCTGGCCGTTGCGCTTATCCAAGGATGGGCGCACAAAGCGCTTGTAGTGTTCTACCTCCTCCTCACGGATACGCCCAAAGCGCATCTCATCTTCGATGGTCCGACCAAGACCAATGGCAATTCGTTGTACCGAAGCCCCTGTACCAGAGACGGCCAGGAGACTCAGGACGCGCTTCAGGGTTGCGACAGCGGCAATCTCAGGGCTTAGCTTGCGGAACTCCTCAATGGCTACGTGTTTACGGCGGACCTTGGTGTTCTGGTACTCAAGCCACTCGTTGTATCGAGCGATGAACCGAGGGACCAAGGCTGTCAGAAGTGGCTGAGCGGGCGCAGTGTCGGAGTATTCGCCTGCCTCAATGGCGCGCTCAAGGTTCTTTGCGAAACGCTGCTCACCAAGCTCATAGGCCTCGTGTTCGAGCGCCAGTTGTTGCACTGCAAGGTCTTGACCGAACAGTTTGGACAGTGTGTTGAAAGCAGCTTGCGACTCTTTGATGTCGGTAAAGTCGTGTTTTTCAGGCAGCAGTGCGCGCATCAGAAATAATCCTAATGTCTTAATGGTCTTAGAGAGGAATCTTTAAGAAATCCTAAAGAGGGACTCTGGGTCCCCCTTTAAGTGAGGGTTTTTAAAACCAACCACACCATCACTACACTCAGGGAGGGACCTAAAGAGGGCTCCTTGTGTATGTAACCTTTAGGCCCCTCCGCTTAAAGTGAGGGTTTTTACGCGCTGCCGAGCGTTAGCTAACTGCTTTCTGGCTGAGAACCGACCGGATGGTGTCCTGGTAGAACTTGCGTGTCATGTGATCTTGAAGCCACTTCTGAGGAAACAAATTCCACTTGCGGCGTTGTCCGGCTGAGACAAATTCCTTGAGAGGCCGTCCGTCCTCCTTAGCCCATAGGCGACCCAGCCGGATGTCCATGTCGATGACCACACGCCTGAGCATCCGCTCAGCAGCCGCCTGATCCAGGACCACACTGGTCAGCTCGTTGTACAGAGACTTGTTGAACCCAGCAGGGTCACACACCGCCGTAGCAGGCTGTCCTTCATACGGACTCTTCGCGGGCGCACCAGAGGCCGCTACAAGTGAGGACTTTTGGAAGCCCGCGATGATCTCCTTGAGACTGAGGACCTCACTGGTCAGCTCAGCGATTGCCGAGTGGAGCTGTGCGAACTCCCCGGCGAACTGCTGGGCTTCCTTGGTCTCACTTTCGTGGATGTTGTAGGTGCCAGTCTTGCGGATCGAAGGGAGGACCTCCTCAGTGACCCACTTGCGAAATGGCTCTGAGGTAGGCGCATGTCCTCGCATCAGCATTATGTAGACGAGCGACTCGGCAAACATCCAGGACCTGCCCTGTAAATCCGGTCTACCGTTTTCCAGTAGACCCTGCCAACCCGGTAATTCGTGTATTCGCATAGCACGGCTTGGGTCCATCCGACTCGCCTCAAGGCTTCGATTGCTCGGATTCTTCAGGCCAGCCGCTCGGGCCACTTGAGTAGCCACAAACAGCAGCTCGTGCTCAGGATGCCCAATTAGGACATCCAGCTCGATTCCCATGAAGTTCTGCTTAACGAATTTCACAGTGCTACCTCCACGCGCCCCACTATGTCAGAGAGTTTGTAAACGTATTCGGTGGAACCCACAGTTACCGTTAGTGTCCCTGTAGGACCTGTGTCAATGCTGTAGCTCAGCTCCTGGTCATCGCCCTGGCTGTGGTAGGTGGACTTCAGTTCCGACCCATTGAGCTTTCCTTGCGTGACCAGAGGAGCCATGCAGTAGAACTTGATTGACTTGATTTTCATCATTGCGTTACCGACCATTTTTTACTAACCTTGGGTTACGTTGCACCTTACATGGCTTAAAGAGGCCCGTCACATGAAGCACTCCGCAGGAACCAATAAACCCGGACTCACCGCACTGTCTCGGTTTGCAATCCCAAAAGGGTCTAAGGTCCCTGCATTGAGTCGCCATCTCGTGGAAGACTACGAGGCCGCTGTGGCCCGTGAGCACTTCGACTACGATTGCACCGAAGAGCCTACTTCAGCTCGCTCCAGAACACCAAAAGGTTCCGCGCGCCTTCGGTAACAGGCAGGCCCTTGTGTAGCGTTCGGCTCCCCTGAAAAAGCATCGCGTGGCCTACAGGCAACTGTGGGACCACAAAGGGCTCCCCTAAGCCCTGAGGCTTAACCGCAGTGCCACCGCCCTTATGGAAGTCACTTAGGGCCACCACCAGTGTAATGTCAGAATCCCTATCGTGGTGCCAGTTGCCGTGCGCGGTGCTCTCAGGGGTGTACTGAGCGAACTGGATGCTCGACATTCGGGCTTGCTCCAGTTGATACAGTACCTTTGTCAGTGGGTTAACCACGTTGTTGAACAGTCCGTGCAGGCAACTGTGCAGCGTTGGGCAGGTATCCGCCAAGGTAATCTCAGGGATTTGAACTTCTGCCTCCTCATCAGGGTTAACCTCAAAGGACATCGCAGCGACCTCTGTGAGCAGCGCATCGCAATACTCAGGGGTCAGGAAGGGTATCGAGTAGATCCCGCTTGAGAAGGGCCTCTGAGAGCCCTCCCGACCGTACTCTGTGACAAACTTCTGGAGTGTCTCCAGGACCGGGGCACCTTCAACCTCCATGCCCCAGGTCAGCCCGTGTACTCGCTCAGCCTCATCACCTAATGCTTTGATCGTCTTGATGAGTGGGCGTATCTCGTTGTGGTACTTATCGACAGTCGGGATGGCTACGCCCGTGGAAGTCAATACGTGCATCATGGCTCCTCTTCAAATCACCGGTTGTTCGTTAGGTTGCATGGCCTTGATTGCCTCTTCGATCTGCGCAAGCTCCTGTTCGAGCTGCTCAGTCTCCAGGCGTTTCAATTCGATCTGTGCTGTGAGTGCCACCCTACGGGCCTCAGCAGTAGCAAGAATGTCTTTGATGGTATTACCCTCCGGTTGCCTTACGGTTGACTGAGGGACTCCCTTAGGCCTCCCTGCGCCTCCCAATGTCAGCTTGTACTTGCGCCGAAAGTTCTCCACGTCCTTTGGCTTGAGCCCTACAGACTCCAGCTCGGCGCGAGACCACCCCGCGAAGTGCAGCCGTGTTGCCAGTTTCGAGCGCCCCGTGGCCTGTGGCCCCCATAGCTCCCCAGGACCATCTAACAGTGCCTTGAACTCATTGGCGAACTGGACTTCAGGGTCGATAGGTATTCCGTCCAGATTGGCTAATAGCGGCTCAATGTCAGTGGTAAACGGGAAAATGCTCACAGTGTCAGTTCCTTATGCTCGTTTCACAGTCAATTACCCTCGTGGTGTCACAAAAAAGCCCCAGGCGAAACGTCTCGCATGAGGCTTATCCGGGCACTCTACAAGATCACCAGCAGCTATAAAACACATAGCCATCACAGAAGGTGAAATCCACCTCCAGGTCCCGTGCGGCCCGCTCCCAGTCGATCCAGTAGAAGAACGGTTCGTCTCCTTTAAGCCCGTGACACTCGGTCATCCACTCTTCAGCGAAGTCCGCCATGCTTTCGTACTGTCCCCGGTAGGCGTTCTCAAAGTCATCCTCGGTCACTGAGTCCCCGAAGCAGGACTTAAAGGCCAGCCATGCGTCTCCGTGCTCCTCATAGAGGCGCTTGTGCTCCATGAGTTCGCCCAGGTCTGGATACTCTCCGAACCCGCTGAGGCCCTCACCATCGTAGTCGTGGATAGCCCACTCCTCGGCGCTCGTATGGTTCCCGTAGCCATCACAGTGCGAGCACGCATAGAACCCCGTGAAGCTGTGACCCTCAGCGACCCCCATGCCCCGGCGCGCTGTCTCACAGTGAGGGCATGTAACGGTGACATTAGGGAACGGACTGGTCATTAGGACCTCACGCTCAATGGCCTGTTCCAGGTCAAACTCATCGGCGTAGTCGTCCAGGTCAAACCACTGGCCGTGTAGAGTGGCGTTGTTATAGGAGGCCAAGCAGGCTGCATAGATTTTCATTTGACTGTTACTCTCTTACGTTACTTTGCGTTTCATTGCGTTAGTTGCGGTATTGCTACATGACCCACTCAGGCACTCTTAGAGCGCAACTCAGGGTTATAGGGCCATGTTGGGTTACTCTGGCAGTGGACCACTCGACGGCTGAAGGTGCCCTTCTTAGTGACCTCAAAGTAGGTATTAGCGAGCCAATCTGCATCATCTGCAAACTGGACTGGATAGGGTTTACCATTGGGCATCGGACGGGTTGCCCAGAAGGGCTTATGATCCCCTGTAAAGCGATGCACATAGAGGCGTTTAGCTTCTTCTTGAAGAGCGCGAGTTAGATTAGTCCCAAGGATTAACATAGTGTGCGTACCTCATTGCGTTACTTTGCGTTGTATTGCGTTACTCTCAGTATCCCGCCCAGGCTCTTAACTCCCGGTAATCCGTGAAGGCCTTAAAGGTCTGTGCGCCCTCTTCGGTATAATCACGGACCATTACAGCACCGTCCTCCCGAAGGCATACATACCAGTCGTGTTGCTTAGCCCATGCGACTTGACGTTTAGTTAGCACCGTGCGAGCCCTCATAGATGTCCACAAAGATGCGTCCCTTATCAGCGGACTTGTCCTTAATGTACAAGCTCGCCACATTAGACCAGCACATTGCGTATACCCGACGCCAGCGCCCCAGGTAATGCACCATGTATTGCGTTGGTAGGCAGCTCCCGTAGCCACTCACAGAGTTACTACGTGGTGCCTCTGTGATCTTGCAGGGCGCATTGTCCGCATAGATTCGACGGCCAGTGTCCAGCGTGTATTCCTTAAGTTCAGCAGTTAGAGTCATTGCGTTGACCTCCCATTGCGTTACGTTACGTTGCGTTGCGTTGCGTTCATTGGGATGCACCCTAAAGCTAAACCCTAAGGTGCATCACCTAATGAACCATCGTCATCACTATCTGATTGTCTTCAAGTTGTTAAAGAGCGTTGGTGTTGCTGTCTTGGCGCTCATCCTATGCGTATTCCCTAAGTCTGTCAAGTGGTATCCCTAAGTTATCGCCTTGATGCCTGCCGGTCTTACACTTAGCTCGACGGTCTGCCTGTATGTCAGTCCTAATGATGCCCACTGAGTGAGGCGTAGGACCAAGGCCCAGTGCAGACCCTTGATAACCTTAGGGATTAGACCCGAGGTATACGCATATGGTGTTGTTAAAGAGCGGTACTCAGAGGAGGCTTAGTGTTGCTGGCTTTCCGTCTGGAGTGAGGCCATTAAACAGTGACTTAGGGTTTAAGTCAATAGGATTACACAAAAGATTTACTTAGATGACCCTTAGATTATTACTATGAATGGTAGACACAAACAAGACAGAAGCTATGAGACACCCTTAGCCCCTATAGGCCCTCTTAGAGCCCTACCCTAAGCCTTACCCTTAGATAACCCATAGACGACCTTATGTAGGCCCTTATGCGCTCCTATAGCCTTCTAATGGGTCTCCTTATGCAGGGCCTCCAATGAGGAGCACAAGGAGGAACACAAGGAGGAACCCAAGGAGGAACACAAGGAGGCCTTAGGGTCTACTTACAGATAGGAACACCCATAGGTGAACCAATAGTCCCTCCCTATGCCCTACCCAATGCCCAATAGCCTTTACCTATGGGCAGGCCTACTGATAACCCATAGATCCCTTAGGTCTACCCAGTGTTAGAACTGTTAGAATCCCTTATGAATCAATGAGTTAGTGACTGTGAGGAGCCCAGGAGGTGGCCTTAGGGTGGCCCGAGGGGAGGCAAGGAGGCCCCCAGGTGGGCAGTAGGGGGTACGGGGGTAGCCGCTGAGGGCACTGAGTGAGATGGGCTCTCAGATTTTTCTCTCAGATTCTCAAAGGGACCCACCTACGGTCACACCTTGAGTAGCCCCGAGGAGCGCCTACAGCCTCATCTGAGACCTGTCCCTAATGAGACCCTAATGTGATCCCTGGGAAGGCTCTGAGGTGCCTTGGAGGCTTTCTATGGTGGAGTGGTAACGAACCATAGAAAGCGGTGCGCTACCCTCGAAAATAAGGGGTGTTAGAACTGTTAGAACACTGTTAGAAATCTGTTAGAATTCTGGGTGTCAGCTCCCCTGAAGGCCCTATTCCGTGGTTCTCAGGGGTGTTAGAAGAGTACAAGGTGATCTCTCCACTAACGGTGTTGGGAAAAGCTCAGGGCGCTGAATGCTCATCATGAGTCATCGCAGCGATTGTGGCCTGGACCTGGAAAATAAGTGACACTGCCTGTCATGTAGCGCGACA